GTTTGAACCCATGCTCCTGCTTCATTATCTATATAATTATCTACAAATTCTTGTTCTGCTACTATTACTTTTGTAACTATTCCATTTTTAACTTTTGCAAAATGTGCCATAAATTTCTCCTATGCTGAATACCTTATTATTACTATTCCAGAGCCACCATTTGTTGGGTAGTAAGTGTTGTTACTTCCATTGTAAGCTCCACCGCCACCGCCGCCACCAGTGTTAGCTGTACCAGCAGTTTGACCAGAACCAGCAACTCCTCCAGAGCCGCCACCACCAGCTCCACCAGAGCCGCCATTTCCGCCTCCAGTATAACCAGAACCTCCAGCTACTCCAGCTCCACCGCCTCCAGCGTAATATCCGTTAACCCCAGTTGATGTAGCAGTTGCCCAAGCAGAATAAGTATTAATTCCAGCTCCACCACTTCCAGCTTGTGTACTTGATGTTGCGTTTCCTCCAGCCGCACCTTTTCCTCCCCCACCTCCAGATGGGTAAGGATTACTATAAGATGAACCACCACCATTATTTCCTTGTCCAGCAGTTCCAGAACCTCCAGTTTTAGTACTACCCTCACCATAAGAACTTCCTCCTCCAGAGCCTCCATCAAAACCATTAGCTCCACCAGTAGCACCTCTACCGCCACCAATCGCTGTTAAAGAATTAAAAGTTGTATCATCACCATTATCAGATGAATTATTGCTATCAGTTCCAGTATGAACACCACCAGCACCTACAACAACCGCATAAGTGTTAGGAGATAAATTACTAACAGAACCAGCTAACATTCCTCCAGCTCCACCACCTCCAGCATAAGTACCAGACGAACCACCACCAGCAACCATTATGTATTCAATATTTTTTGATGCTTGTAAAACAAAATTTCCAGATGATGTAAATGTATGATATTTATATCCACCACTTGTGACTACTGTTCCTCCAGATGCGTCTGCGGCAACAGTTAAATTTTTAGTATCTGAATTTTTACCATCTGAATTAGTGACTTTTATTACAATACTTGTACCAACAGATTGACCATAAATTGCAGATGGAACAGCAACAACAGCAGAAGTATCACTAGCTGGTGTTACAGTTACATTTGAAGCTGAACCTCCGCTTGGAGTAAATGCAACAATTAAATTTGCTGATAAAAAACCAGTACCAGTTAAAGTTAAATTTGTTGCTATTGCATCTACAATATCTCCAGAAATACTATCTAATGTTGGAGTGACTTTTACAATTTTTACAAAAGTACTAGAAGTTGCGTCATAAACTTTTAAAATTTCATTTGTTGTATCATACCATAAATTTCCTTCAACAGGATTTGATGGTGCTGAACCTGATTTAACAACTTTAGCGTCATTGTGAAGTTTAGCAGGTGTAATAGTACCATCAGCTATTCTTGCTATAGCTAGTGTTCCTGAAGTTAAAGCACTAGCGTTATCTGATGCAGGTACGTTATCTAAATTTGTAGATTTTACGTCTCCATTTGCATCTAATAAGTCTGCTAATTGTCTTGCTCTTGTCATAATTATTTATTTTCTCCTTTTACCTTGCTGTACATGGTACATTGTTTGAACCTACTAATGATTGACCAAATGCCATGTAAATATATGTTGCTGAACTTTGATTTACTGGACTAAATGCACTTGCTTTTCTCCATTTAAAACCATTAGATAAAAAATCTAAAGTAGGAGAAATAGTACCCTCTGAAGCACTAGCATTTGGATATAAAAATTTATCAACTGTATTATCAGTATCTCTTGCACTATCAAATATATACCAATCATCTCCAGAAGCATCATATCTTTTGACCATTAGAAATTGAGGCTTAAACCCTGTATAGACAAATGTTCCATCAGCACTAGCATTACCAGTATAAGAACCAAATTTACTATATCCTTTTTTCTCTGCAAAGCAGTAAGCAATCATATTATCTCCATTATTATTAACTCCCATATTATCTCCAACTGTAAATACTGAAGATGTTGGTGTAGTATTATTCCAATATTTTGCATTAGTGTCTGGTGAATTAGTCAAATTTAAAAACATACCTTTATTTGCACCAACACTTACATGATATACACACCAATCTTGTGAAGCACTAGATTTGTCTCTATTTTTTGTAATAATCATTTTTGGAACTGCATTTAATCCATGACCAATAGTTGCACCAGATGTTCCATTACCAGTATAAGACACAATGCTAAATCCTGCTGTTTGATTAACTGAAACAGTTGAGTTTATATCTCCATCTGTATTAGCTGAACCTGCACCATTTGCTTTCCAGTTCCATGATGCGTAATTATTGCTACTAGCATTTATTGCACCATCAGAACCAGATAATGAAAAACCATCAGTATCAAAAGATGTAATAGTGTTATTACTATATTCAGCACCAGTAGAGTTAGATATTAAAGTTTTATCTGATGTTCTAATAACATCTACCAAATTATGGTCACCTGCATTAGTTCTTCTTTTAATCCATAAAAAATCTGGTTGAAAACCTACCCCTGTAATAGATTGTGTTCCACTATTACCTGCATAAAGTTTAGTATTAAAATAATCTGTAGATTTATTAATTGTTGTGTATGCCATATTATTCGTTTAACCCCTTTGTTGATAATGATTTAAAAGATTTACTTGAACCATCTAAAGTAATGTTGTTTGGGTCATATTTAAAAATCCCATTTCCATCAGAGCCATTGTAAGTTGTTCCAGTAAGTTGATTGTTGTCAAATGCACCATTTCCAAAATTACAACTTAATCTAGAGCCACTATTATAGCCTGAAACACCAAACAAATAAGTTTTATCAGATGCTATATCTACTCCAGTTGTGTTTAACATTGTTCCATTTTTTGAAAAATATAGTTTGTTATTATCTAAATCTAAAAAACAACCTATGTAATCACCATCTGTAAAAGTTCCAATTACACCAGTTAAATCACTATTAGAATTTCCTTTAACTTTTCCATCTGCACTATACAAACCATAACCTGCTGTGACATTTGCTAAATGGTCATTATTTCCTGCAAGACTGCCATCACAAGTTTCAACATCTCTAGCACCAACAAAATTGTCAGTACCTTGATTTGATAATACTTCAAAATAATATTTACCAGTTGTCATTCCTAAAGTTGAAAAACCACTTCTCCAATATGAGCCAGTAGTTTTTGAAAATTTTGTATTACCTGCTGTAAAAGAAACACTACCTATAAGAACTAAAGGATTTAATGTAGCAAAATTATTACTTGGACAATCTTCTGTTTTTGTAAGTGTACCTGCACTTACTGTCCAATTATTAGAATTAGGTGATTGGTCTGTAATTGTCATTCCATCTTTAAATATAAAATAACCATTAGTTCCATAAGATACACTAGGAGAAGTATTTATCTTCCATTCTCCAGTTGTACTATCTGTTGAACCAAATGCTGATGCGTCATAAGCATAACCATCTGTAAAATGAACATGGCTCATAATTCCTTCAAATAAATTACTGCTCCCAGTTTCTCTACCTATATAGTGTGGTAATGCTGAAAGATTTATATAACCATCATAATCTTGACTTGGATAATCTGAAGTCTTTAAACTTGTTTCTTGAACTCCATTAACATAGAATTTAATTCTGTTTGACGCAGTTGATTGTCCAGTATCATAAGTAATTACAATATGATACCAAGCATTAGTATCTCTAAACAATCTGTTTGTTTTTAATTGACTATGAAAACTACTTGTATAATCATACCATCTTAATTCATCACTAGCAAAAGCCAACATACTGTATTGATTACTAGCATTATTAGCTGAAAAAATATAATGTGAACCTGAAGAATTTAAAGCTGTTCTTTTTAGCCAAGCACTCCAAGTCCATTTTTTTCTGTTGCCTGTTGATGATGGTGTTCTTGTTAAATATGTACTAGCCATTAGTTAAATTGTCCTCCACCTGTTGCACCGAAACTAGAAGTTAAGCTAAATGCTCTATCTGCTGTTTGACCTTCGGCATCTGTTATTCTGATTGTAAAATTGTATTGTGTTGCTGTCGTAGACGCACCACCAAAATCTGTTGTTGCTAAAACTCCTGCTGACGAAAGAGTTACATTAGCTGTTGTTAAATTTGAACCTACTTCAGAAAATGTTACTGCACTATCTGATGAACCTGCGACTGTCGCAATATTTCCTGAAAAGTTACCTGCAACTGTTCCAAGCGAACCTGCATTTGTAGTAAATGTAGGTGCAGTAGATGCAGTAATAATATTGTTTGTGCTTCTTCCTGCATTACCATCTGGATTTTCTACTCTAACATAATAGTTACCAGAAGCTAAAGTTACATTAACTGAAAGTGTTGTAGCATTTGTAAATGCAATAGTATTAGCAACTGTTACTGAACCATCTGTCTTAATAAATTCTACTTGTGGTATTGATACAAAGTTAGTACCTGTAATACTAATCGTTGTAGCTGTTGCAGGTGCAATCGTTTGAGATACATCTGCTACTGTTGGTTTAGTTTCTCCTACAGTCACACTTCCACCTAATGCTACTGCTGAACCATTAATTGTAATACTTGAATTTGCTAATTTAGCATTTGCGATTGAACCTGCTAGTTTAGCATTTGTAATACTTGGTAATCTATCTATGTTAATTGTTCCTGCATCTATATTAGACGCATTAATTGATGCAACATTAAATGTTCCATAAGCAACTACATCTAAAATATCTCCTGCCGCCGCACCTGAAGCTAGAACTACAGAAGTACCAGAAGTAATTGTAATATCTGCCGCAGATAATCTTACACCATTTAGGTAGACATCTGCATATCCTGCGTCATACGCAAGTGTATTTCCTGCTGTGTCTGCACCTGTAAATGTTGTTTGGTTTGCTGTAGCTGTGTAATTGTACCTTTGAGCTGTACCATTTACTGTGCTACCTGCCGCCGCCCAACCAGATGCTTTGTAAACTTTTAATTCATTTGCAGTTGTGTCAAAATATAAATCACCAACATTTAAACTTGAAGTTGGTGCTGAACTTGCAATTCTATATTGTTCTGCAAAAGTATTTACAGAAGCTAAATTAGAAGCAACTGTATTAATATTTGTAATAGCACCACCAACATTATTAACATTCGTAATAGCACCTGCTACTGTATTAATGTTTGAGCTGTTAGAATTTACAGCATTAATGTTTGTAGAATTTCCTGCTACCGCAGTAACATTTGATGCAATTCCTGCTACTGTAGTTACATTAGCTGATATTCCTGCTACTGTAGTTATGTTAGCATTAATATTACCTACTGTATTTACGTTTGCAATATTATTTGCAACTGTATCAATTTCTGAACTTGTTTCATTTAAGTCATCTGCAACTGTTTCAATTTCTGAAACTGCTTCTGCTAAATCATTAGCTACAGCTATAACTTTAGCTATGTCTGTTGCTACAGTATTAACTGAAGTAATGTTAGTTGCTACAGTATTTATGTTTGTAGCGTTAGAATTGGTTGTCGTAATTGCCGACATGTTACTATTAACAGTATTAATTGCCGCTATATTGCTATTAACATTGTTAAGAGTAGTCTTGTCTGCACTAGATAACCATGTATTTTCAAGATAATGCTTGGTAGCAACATCTTGGTTATCTACTGGGTTAGCAACATTTATAAGTCTTTTATTGTTTGCGTCCCATTGAAAGTTTGTATTGGAAGGTTTGATAACGTCATTAGCATCATCAATAGCTTCCTGACCCATAAAGAACGCTTGGGTACTATCTGTATCTAAATCGTTTTCTGTTAATACTGAACCATCAGCATAATCTGTTAATCTTGTTGTTTGAGACGTTTTTCTTCTTATCTCAATAGCCACATCTTGTGCAGGTGCAGAGTTAAATGTAAGTGTAGTCCCTGCCGCATTTAGTGTATATGCTGTTGTAGCCACCCCTGCTAAAGTAACTGTAAGGTCTGCTGTAGCTCTATAGCTAAAAGGAATAGCGTAAGCTGTTGTACTGTTGTTACCTGTATAACGTACAAAACTATTAGCCATTTATGATTTTTCCTTATTTTTGAATTTGTTTTACTAAAAGTGCAGGTTTACTGAAGCAGTGTATTTAATGATGAATTTCTATTCTTAATAGCCTCATTAACTTTAAGAAATTTAAACTCATTACGTTCATTAATCGTTCTTTGAATAATTGGATATTCTTTCATCATCTGTATTTTAGCCATTCTTTCGGC